TTATATCAGTTGTTGTTCTAGATAAAGCAATCACAGTTGCCAACGATGTAGCTCTAGTGTTTTCAGCTGCAGCTGGTCATACTAAGGTTGAATCAGGTAACGTAGAATACGAAGTCACTGCAATTTCATCAGACACTCTAACCATTCGGGTTCTTGATGATCCTGCTGGTGCCGGACTTCAGACAGTTATTCCTGATAACTCTCTAATTCGTCGGCGCTGGCGTTTCAGCGATCTATTTGATGCTGCTCCCGGCACATCAGATTGGGCAATTGCGAATGCTCGTGGTGAACTAGATGAAATACATGTTGCAGTTTATGACAAAACAGGTGACATCACAGGTTATGATGTTGATGTTAAGGGACAACGTACATCTTCAGTTATTGAAGTTTGGTCGAATATGTCTAAGAACTCATCTGCAAAGACAACTCAGGGCGGTAATAATTACTACCCGGATGTTATCTTCCGTGGTTCTAACTACATCTACTGGACAGATCATAATTCTGCTGGTACTAACTGGGGTACAGATGTTGCAACAGGTACGGACTATACAAAAGTGCCCGGTGTTGTTATTGCCACTCTAACAGGTGGAACAGATGATTACTCTGTTACTGCTGGTGAACTTGAACTTGCATATGATAAGTTTAATGACACAGAAAATCTTGATATCAACCTAGTTATGGGTGGACCAAGTTCTGGTGTTGCAGACACAGAAGCAGGTCAAGATACCTTGGTAACAATGATCACAGACCTTGTTGAATTGCGTAGGGATTGCGTTGGTTTCGTATCTCCTTATCGTGCGGCAACAGTTGGTGTTACATCATCCATCACCCAGACAGCTAATGTTAAAGCAGCATTTGACAAATGCCCATCGTCTTCGTATATGGTATTCGACAGTGGATACAAGTATATGTATGACAAATATAATGATGTGTATCGATTTGTTCCTTTGAACGGTGATACTGCTGGCCTTTGTGCATTTACAGATATGGTTGCTGACCCTTGGTTCTCACCAGCGGGTTACAATCGTGGCGCTGTTCGTGGTGCAATTAAACTTTCTTACAACCCACAGAAAGCAGATCGTGACATTCTCTATAAGGCCCGGATCAACCCAGTGGTTGATTTCCCCGGCCAGGGTGTTACACTCTTTGGTGACAAGACTGCTCTTTCGAAACCAAGTGCATTTGACCGCATTAACGTGCGGCGGCTGTTCCTTGTTCTTGAGAAGGCAATTGCCACTGCTGCTAAGTTCCAACTCTTTGAGTTCAATGATGAATTCACAAGGGCACAGTTCCGTAATCTGGTAGAACCCTTCTTGCGGGATGTGCAGGGTCGTAGAGGTATTTTCGACTTTAAGGTAGTTTGTGATACAACTAACAACACTGGTGAGGTCATTGACCGTAACGAGTTTATTGGTGACATCTACATCAAACCAGCAAGGTCAATCAACTTTATTACACTAAACTTCATCGCCGTTCGAACTGGTGTTGCGTTTAGTGAGGTAGGAGGTTAATCATGGCTAATATAGATGACTTTAAAGCAAATCTAATCGGTGGTGGTGCAAGAGCTAACCAATTTAGGGTAACTATTACTCCACCATCAGGGATCGCAATCGGTCTTGATACTCGTAGAACTTCGTTTCTAGTAAAAGCATCGTCTTTACCTAGTAGGGGTATCACTGAAATTCCTTTGAAATTCCGTGGTCGTACAATTTACATGGCGGGTGATGCAACTGAACCAGAAGAGTGGACAACCACATTTATAAATGATACTGACTTTATGATTAAAAACGCAATTGAACGCTGGTCAAACGGTATCAATGATTTTGCTCTTAATACTGGTGTTGTTTCTCCTGCTGATTATCAGACAGACTTGACTATTGAACAATTGGATCGTGACGAAACGGTTTTGAAAACTTATATTCTTCGAAATGCATGGCCAAAGACAAGTGGTTCTGCAATTGAAATGAGTATGGATACTGAGAATGAAGCTGAGAATTTTGACGTTACTTGGAGATATCAGCACTTCGAAGCTTCCGGCGTAAACTTCTAATTTGAACCTACTAAATAGACAGTAGGAGATAAAAACATTATGGCAGAACTATTCGGCTTTACAATACAAAAAGCACAAAAGGATGCGGGGGCCCGTGAGAAAACTTTCACGGACCCCACTTCTGATGACGGCGCAATTGAGATTGCAGGCGGTGGTTTCTTTTCATCTGTACTAGATACAGATGGGCGGGAACGCAATGAGCTTGACCTTATTCGTCGTTATAGAGATATTTCTATGCAATCGGAGTGTGATGCTGCGATTGAAGATATCGTGAATGAAGGTATCATTTCAAATCTAAATGATATTCCAGTTAACATAGACTTAACCAACTTACCTTACAGTGATAAAATTAAAAAGCGTATTAGGACAGAGTTCAGTGAAGTCTTGCGTCTTCTCAATTTTAATGAGAAGGGTCATGACATTTTTCGTCGGTGGTATATTGATGGAAGAATATTCTATCACAAAGTTATCGATAACAAAGACCCCCAGAAGGGTCTAACACAGTTGAGGTTTATTGACCCAACCAAAATTCGTAAGGTTCGAGAAACAAAAAAAGACCCTGATCCAAGTGTCAATGGTATTGAGATGGTTATTAAAGTAGATGAATATTATATCTACAATGATAAATCATTTTCATCATCTGGTTCACAGGGCAGTAATCAAGGAATTAAGATTGCGGCTGATTCGATAGTGTTTGTCCCATCAGGGTTGCTTGACAATAACTCAGGTAGAGTTATCTCATATCTACACAAAGCAATCAAACCAGTTAACCAGTTGCGTATGATTGAGGATGCGATTGTTATCTATCGTATTTCTAGAGCACCTGAGCGTAGAATTTTCTACATTGATGTTGGCAATCTACCAAAGGTCAAAGCAGAACAATATCTAAAAGATGTGATGAACCGTTATCGTAACAAGTTAGTTTACGATGCAACCACAGGTGAAATTCGGGATGACCGAAATCATATGTCGATGCTTGAAGATTTTTGGCTCCCTCGCCGTGAAGGTGGTCGTGGAACCGAAATTAGCACACTTCCCGGTGGTTCTAACCTTGGGGAAATAGATGATATCGTATACTTCCAACGAAAACTATACCGTTCACTTAACGTGCCGATTTCAAGACTTGAAGCCGAAAACGGATTCAGTATGGGACGAGCATCAGAAATTACCAGAGATGAACTCAAATTTACTAAGTTCGTACAACGTATTCGTAAGAAATTCACCCCCCTATTCACTGACTTGCTCAAAACTAACCTACTCCTTAAAGGAATAATTGCGCCAGAAGATTGGCCTCGTATGCAAGAGCATATTCAGTATGACTTCATGGAAGATGGTCACTTTGCAGAGTTGAAGGATGCAGAACTTCTTAATGATCGCATCCAGACACTTGATAGCATTCAGTCTTACATTGGCACATTCTTCAGTAAAGAATATGTATTGAAGAAGGTACTAAATATGACTGATGCTGAGGTTGAAGAAATGCGAGCTCAGATGAAGAAAGAACTTGATACTGATCCATTGGATGGTGGAATTGATATGCCAGATGGTGGTGATGGTATCACAAGGTATCCACAGGATGGCGATGGTAGTGTTATTCCACCAGATCAGATGCCAGACTATGAAGAACCTGAGCAAGATGGTAAACCAAATGATGATCAAAAGTTTAATGGAGGAAAATAATTATGAGTAAAGAATTTGTAGACGCTCTTGTATCTGGTAACAATATCGAAGCTGAGAAAGCATTCAGTATCACAATGGCCAGTAGGGTTGGTGATGCTTTGGAAGTTAAACGGCGGGAATTGGCCAATACTTTTGTCAAATATCAGGACAAGGAAGCGGACGTTAATGAAACGGATTGATGAAATCTATGAAACTACAGTCGTAGAGAGGGATGAGCATAAGAAATCGCAGCAATATAAGCGCCTTTCACCCAAAATGAAGGATGCTGTAGACGATTTGTTTAAACAGATGGATGCGAAACCTTCAGATTTCCTAAATAGTTTCGAAAGAACCATTACCGATGTATCTAAGAAATATAAAGTCCCTGAGAGGGAACTTATGGGATACTTCGAAAAAGAAATGTTAGCGATCTAGGAGAGATAGATGTCATTTGTAACGACAACATTAAGAGATACGGTTGTGAATGCCCCAGCTGCTGGTGGTATCGTAACGGTAAAAACAATTTTTGATAATGATACTGCTGACAATCTCATTCTTAATGCAGACGGACTTTCTGGATTTGCAAACGGTTGTAAGTTAGACCTGTCCCGTGTTTGGTGGGCTCTTACTCAGGGTACTGCCGCAGCAAACACTGGTGATTTGATCATTAAGTTTGTTGGTTCTTCAGCAAATGTAGTTGCATTACAACTTGCTGGTACAGGACATTATGATGGTTCTGCTGGACTAGTCAAAGGAACTGCAACAAATACAACAGCAACATCATCCGATATTAACGGAGAAACAAGGGGTACTTCTGGTTTTGTTATCTTAGAATTTAAAAAAGACAAAGCTTGGACGGCATAGGATAAAACAATGAAACTATTTTCAGAGGCAGTCGAAGACGTAGAGTATATCTGTGAAGCAAAGGAAGACGGTAGTAAGTCCTACAAGATTCGTGGTATCTTTATGCAGGCTGACATCAAGAACCGCAATGGTCGGGTGTATCCTATGGAAATACTCAATAATGAAGTTATTAAATATAACAAGAACTTTATTAAAGAGAAACGTGCATTTGGTGAACTGGGCCATCCAGACGGGCCAACCGTCAATCTGGAACGTGTATCACATATGATCACATCCCTTGTACCAGAAGGAAAGAATTTTATTGGAGAGGCGAAGATTATGTCTACGCCTATGGGTGAGATTGTGAAGAGTCTTATGGATGAAGGTGCAAAACTGGGCGTTTCCTCACGGGGAATGGGCAGTCTAGATCAAAAAGGTGGTGCAAACTATGTGCGGGATGACTTCTATCTCGCAACAGCAGCAGATATTGTTGCTGACCCCTCTGCACCAAATGCTTTCGTAGAAGGTATTATGGAAGGTAAAGAGTGGGTTTGGAACAACGGTGCGTTGTTGGAATCAGAAATGATGGAGATGAAGAGAGAGTTTGATGTTAAGAAACGTCAGAGAAACGCAACTAAAGAAGCATTAGCCTTTGCTAAGTTTCTTAAAAGACTTTAATTTATAAATAATCAACAGAACTAGGTAAGGAGACACCCTATGTCAGAACTAGAACAGACAATTGAAGAGTTGGAAGCAGAAGTGCTTGCAGAACTCGAAGAAGCAAGTGATGCCCAGACGAAGGGTGCTACTCCTGCTGAACCAAAGAAGAAAATCGATGCAGTAACCCCCGGTGGCGAAACCGAAGATGGTGGGCCTGCCGTAGTAGAACCTGATGCAAAGAAATCACCAACAGATGTTGCTGGAAAGAAAGCAAAAAAAATCAGTGGTGATGATCAGCAAAAGGGTGAGGGTAAAGCAGATGGTCCTCAGAAGCTTGCAGCTGGATTTGAACCAGACGGTGAGGTTGTTGCTGAGTCAAAGAAGATGACTAAGGCACAGGCTCTAGAGCAAATCGGAAAGATGAAGAAGGGCGACATCGAAGAGATGCTTGCTCAACACGCTTCCTCTCTTGCTGAAGCAGAAAATGCTGAGACAGAAGAAGAGTTGAAGAAACTCGAAGATGCCAAGGCAGAAATCGAAGAGAAGATCAAGTCCATTAATGTTGCGGAAGACGTTGCCGCTCTTGTTGATGGTGAAGACCTCTCTGAAGAGTTTAAGAACAAGGCAGCAACAATCTTTGAAGCTGCTGTTAAATCAAAGACCCGTGAGGAAATTGCTCGTATTTACGAATCAATGACTTCCGATTTTGAAGTAAAACTAGAAGAGTCAGTTGATACTCTTACAGAAAAAGTAGATACTTATCTCAACTACGTTGTAGAGGAATGGACTAAAGAGAACGAGTTGTCAATCGAGCGTGGACTAAAGGGCGAGATTGCAGAAGACTTTATCTCTGGACTGAAACAGTTGTTTGAAGATCATTATATTGACGTGCCTGATGAGAAATATGACATTCTCGAAGCACAGTCTGAAAAGATTGCTGAACTAGAGGAAAAGGTTAATAGTGTTATGGAGCAGAATATTGCTCTTTCCACAGTTAAGTCTGGTCTAGTTCGGGAACAGGTTATCTCTGAAGCTTGCGAAGAGTTGACCG